GTCATTGGGAAATATAAATCACTCTTACGCTTTTTTATATACTTGCTAATGTCCGGGCTTTGCTTAATCATGTTGTGGGTTTCGTCAAAGATAATACGCGCCTGGTCTTTCTTGGTCGCTGTACTGTAAACCTCTGCGCCTGGTTCGTTATCTGCAATCATCATATAAAGAGCAATACCGGCAAGCATGGTACTTTTACCGTTCTTGCGGCCAACCATGAATAAGGTTTCTCGGTACTTCCTTAACCCTGTTTCCACATGGATAAAACCAAACAAGGCGGATATATAAGCCTTCTGGAATAACTCCAATTTAACCGGCTTTCCCGCCCATTCGCCTTTGGAGTGTTTGCAAAACTGCTCTATAAATCTTATGGGTTTTGTAGCTCGCTTCTCGTCGAATACATAACCGTTTTTAGGGTTCTTTATATCATCAACAAGCTTCTTGTACTGCTTCCGTACCCTTGCAGAAACAATACAACGGCCGTTGTTGATTTCATTGTAATATTGTTCTATATAGTTCATCATCTCCACCGCCTTAATTAGCCTTTATAAACTCGTATAAGGCGTTTTCCTGTGCGTCCTGGGCTGCCTTGGGTAATAGGTCGGTAAGCTGCTTGTAGAGCAAACTATAGCGCTGTACTGTGGTATTATAGGCCTTTAATGCCGGGCTTTCCCTTAAAAATTCCTGCTTGCCCTGCTTGAATAGCTCAACGGTTCCGGTATCTTTTACTTGCTCCTTCAGATCGTCCAGGGTTAAGGCCATGAAGGTAAGCTCTTTTATTAAGCTTGTAGCAATCGGCTTTTTATCCTCCGGTACCTGTTTCAATATCTTGTTAAATTGCCTTTTGATTTTGGATAATTCCTTATCTCTGTCTATCTTCATGAATTTCACCGCCTTATTATGCTTACTATGTTTATCGTGTTTACATTGTTTACCCCTCCCCTAATATGAAAACTCATGGAGAGGTTTTCAGAGGTGGCCGCTCGGTCTTTTGGGCTGTGTCATTCTTCGTTAGCCCGGGGGGTCTGAATTAAATTTCCTTTGCTGTCAAAGGCTAAACCCTCGGCACATATTCCCCCGCTTAGATGTTCCTGTGTGTGGCACGTCTGGCATAATGCTTCAAGGTTACTCCAACTTAAAGTAATGTTAGGGTCGTTAATGTTCTCTGGTGTAATGTATGTCTTATGGTGGCATATCTTTGCAATGTTCCCACAACGTTCGCATATATAATGCTTGCTGCTCATGTATGCCGCCTGTGTTTCTTTCCAGGCCTTGCTTTTATAAAAGCTTCTGGCATAGTCCTTCATGGCTTATTCTCCTGCCCTTGCCATTACTGTAAGTGCCTTAAGCAAACCGTCAATAGTCCTTTGCAGCTTCTCGCTGTCTGTCTGCTCTGCGTTATACCATAACTGCAATATAAACTTGCTGGCCGTTGTTGCTAATGGTTCGGTGTCCTGCTGCTCTGGCGTCATGCCTGTTGTTACTTCAATATATCCCGGTATAGCTGCAAGCAATGAAGATATAATAACGTCGTTGTCTGTACCGTCTATTCTTAAATGTTCTCTTGCTTCCTCTAAACTCAATGCCATGTTATCAGCTCCTTTATGTTAGTAAAGGGTATTGGAATAACCCCAATACCCCCTACCCAATCAATAGGCCTTATTAAGCTTCTGCTTCTTGTAGCTTAACAAAGGCCTCGGCAACTATCGGCTTACAGTCTGCTATTGCCAAAGCTCTGTAGTCAATCAAGCCGCTTCTAAAGCTGCTTTCTCTGGATACTTCGATTACAATGCCTTCTGCAAGGTTGTAACCCATGTAATTGAAGTTACCCAGGTAAATATCACCGTCGGCAATGTTATCGTCAATTACAACCTCACGCCCTAAAATGTAGCCAATGCTTTCATTCTTCGGATCTGCAATAAAGATGGGTCGATTATTCTGGTCCACAACACCGTATACATGAGTGTAAAGGGTTGCGTTATTCATAGCCCATTTTGCGCCCTGGCTGTAACCTCTCTTAAGTAATGCCATTGTCGCCACAAAGTCGGCATAGTCCGGCGTGGATCCGTTGGCATATTCAACTGCGTTTTTGTTATTTCCGGTTGCTGTCCAGGTAATGCTTGCAAGGCCGGTACCCTGGCCGCTGCCGGTACCCTGGCCGCTGCCGGTGCCATTGACTAAAGCATCGGCAATACATTCCATCACACAGGCGTTAAGCTCGTCAATGATGTATCTTTCAAAGGCGTCAATGCTCATTCGTTTTGCAGCTGCGCTAATGGAGAACACTTTAAGGATCTCATAGCCGTTAAAGGATACGGTTGTAACGGTAGCCTTCTCGCTGTCTACCGCCTGGCCTTCTTGGTGCCAACTTGCCTTACTTGCCGGTGTACCTACAGGTACGCTAATGTTTGTGGGTAGGTTAAACCCTCTACATACTGGCAATAGACCGCCCATAGTACGCGCCTTTTTAATTACTTCGTTAAAGGTAGTTGTAGGCAATACTGCAGCTGCATTGGATACGGTATTAAATTCGCTGGTCCTCTTTTCCGCTATGGCCATAGCGCGCTTAAAGGCTGCTTCTTCATGTGCGTTAAGCTGCTGCCCTAAAAGGTTTTTGAAAAATGCGCTTCTATACTCCGGGCTTGCGAATACGTCGCCGGTTGTTGCTTCATAGCTTGCCCTGGGTTCAAAGCTTGCGCCGGTAATAGGGTTAAACTGCTGTGCCGGTTTCTGGCTTCTCTGCTCAATATTTGCCTTTGCTTCCTTCAAGCCGTCCAGCTCGATATTAAGGGCCTGAATGTCAGCGTTCGGGTCGGTGTCGATGATCTGGCCGATCTCGGCGGCCCGTTTTTCGATCTGTTCCAGGGTGTGATTGCAGTAATAATTAAAAGCCTCTGCAACAGTTTTGAATTTCATTATTCAAACACTCCTTTTAAGAATCTGATTCACTTTGATTTTGGCTGCGGCCCGTTCCGGGGCCTTGAGCTTCGCCCATGTGCCTTCAATAGTTGCCCTGGCTTCTACGCTCGTTTGAGGATAGGCCGGAAATGGTACTATTGAAAACTCGTAAACCTTTTCGATTTTGGTAATGGTTCGGGTGTTCGTCTTAGCGTCAAAGTGGCTGCCGCCCTCTGGTACTTTGAACGCAAAACTCATGCCGGAAAGGTCTCCCCGTTTTACTGCCGTATAAACGCTTTTCCCTTCCTCGGTGTCGGGTAACTCTGCGGTCATCGTCAACCCTGCCGGGTCTAAACTAAACCGCATTGTTTTAGGTGTACGGGCCAAGGGTACTTTGCTTGTGTCATGGTTATACAGTAACCGAATATCGGATAAGTCCGCGCCGTCTAAAGCCCCGGCCCGTATAACCTCGGTGTACTCCCCGAAAACGTCTTTTATCTTGGTCGGCTGATCGTACACAATCGGCCTACCAGTAAGAATAAGGCCGCTTTCGCCTGCCGGTTCAGCGGCTCTTATTTCCGCTATTCTTAATTCTTTCATTCTTTCCCCTCCCCTTGGTTAAGCTGGTATTGGTCTGCAATGTCTTTGTTTACATAATTTAAACTTTGGATATATTTATGCCCGTCGTCAATGCTCGGTAAATTCAGTATCTCCCTTGCTTCATTTATGGACAAAATGCCCATAGGTAGCAAGTTAGTTATTAGTTCTGCTTTTGTTGCGTTACTTGCAAACTGTAACCGGTTGGCCTCAAAGATTATTGAGTTACCAAAGGCCTGTTCTCTTTCGTTAAATATCTTCCTGGTGAATTCCAGGCTCATTTGTACCGCTATGGGTTCCAGGGTGCTTTCATAAAATGCCGCCCATTGATCTTCTGTATAGCTGCTGTTTACAATGGCTTCTGATATGCCTAAATAGTCGTATATCTTGGTTTTTATGGCCTGTATTTGCTTATCGTCAATTATGGCCGGTTTAAGCTCAATGGGTTGATACTCCATTTTCTGGTCTGTGGCCACAACTCCGCCATCATTGGCGATGCTCAAGTAATCGTTAATAAACCTTTCCTTTTCCTCTTTGAGCTTCTCCGGTGCCATAATCTGCGTAAACTTCAATATGCCGCGTATATTCGCGCTGCTCTTAATGGCGTTTATATGGCCCTCATTCTGCGTATGGGCTAACTCTAAAGCCGGGGCTAAAGCTGTGTTTGGTTCCCCTAATAAGTCGTTGTTGTTGAAGTTACGGCGCAAATGGATTATATCCACACAGGGCAAAATAACCTCCCGGCTATTTGCAAACATAAACTTACAATATAGCTCGTTATTTGGATCCGCTAAAAAATCAACGTGCATTGCCCTTAATGGGTAAATGCCTGTTATTTGTCCTCGGTCGTCCTTTTGAAGATATGCAAAAGCATTGTTGTATAAAAAGTAATGCGTAACCATCTTGTAGAGCATGTCAAACGCGCTCATATAAGGGTTAGGCTGTACTTGCAATAATCGGTTTAATTTACTGTTCTTTGCTATCTCGTTACGGTCCGGGTAATGTATAACATGGCTGCCTTTAAGCTTGGCCGCGTTCCTGGCGATTGCGTCAACTGCCGCCCGGTAAATATCGTTACTGTACGCGTCGCCGCTCCAGGGTGTAAATACGGCCGTTGAAGTGCTTAGAAGCTCCGCTCTCTCTGTCTTTACCGGTTCCTTTGTTCGTTTGAATAATCTCTCAAATATGCCCGCCATCTTTTCCCCTCGTTTCTTAAAAAACCGTTAATATACCAATGGCTTTATTTCCTTTCGGGGTTTCAACTATCATGTATTTAACTTCGTATCCTTCCCTTAAGTCCTCAAGCTTTGGCGGGTTGCATACTCCGCTTGCGTGAAAAAATATATCTGTTCCGTCGTCCTGTCGGATGAACCCAAAGCCCTTATCATGGTATACTGTCTTTACAATTCCTTTGCCCTTCGCCAAAGTCTTGTTTTCTGTCATTTTCTTCACTTCCTTATTTTAGTTCTATCCACTTTGAATTATATCATACTTTAATGTTTATTGCAAGTTTATTCTATGATTATCAGTATTACAATGTTTATCATATTTATCCGGTAAACATAGTAATAAAAATAAGCGCAAGGCCTTTTAACGCCCTGCGTCTTAATTATTGCAATTTCTCTAATTTTTCCTGGTGCGCTTTTATCGCGTTCTTTATTCTCCGCTTTGCGTCGGCCGGCTGTTCCTGTTCATAAGCCGCCATAAGTCTTTTTAACCTCTGTTCCACTTCCTGCCTTTCAATCTCTATTGCTGCCGGTTCTCCTAATATGCCGTATATGGTCTGTAAATTGCTTTTGTTCGTATCGTAAAAAAGCTTATCGCCTGTCATAAGACTTATACACTCAATAGCTTTGAGTAATACTTTATAAATTGGCTCCCCGGCCTGTATGCCTTTGTTAATTTCTGCCCTTAACTGTCCTGCTCGTCTTATATTCTCCTGGTGTTCTTTATACGTCCCCGCTAAACGCTCCTGTAAGGCTTCTATGACGTTTTCTTTATTCACTAATGGTTTTATATTACCCTTGCCTTTTTCGTCGCTTGTAGGCCGTTTTAGAGCGTCGTTTTTTAGTAATTTATCAATTTCCGCTTGCGTCGCCTGGTTTTGCTCTGCTGCATATTGTTTTAACGCTTCTAAAGCCATCTAATCACTTCCTTTTGCCGTTGCCTGTGGGAATGTCAAAATCCTCGGCAACTTTGTAAAGGTTATCCGGCTCGAATAGGTCAAAGCGTGGATCATACTTAAACCCACACGAGTAAGAGCTGACGCCGTATCGGTTCTTTAAGCAAACAAGTTCTATTTCTCGAGGTATGGCCTTCTTTGCCTGGCGTACCTTCTCCCGCTTCTCTTTTATTTTCTTCTCGGAATTGAATAGATCGTCGTTGAGTATTTGCAGCTGCAACCCCCATACAACGTCTGCGGTATATTCGATGGCACCGGATTCCTTAAAGCT